TGTTTGGCGATGATAAAACTATTTCGGAAGACTTCAAATCGAAAGCAGCAACCATTTTCGAAGCACGTGTCTTTGACCGTGTTGCACAGATTCAAGAAGAAATCGAAGCCGAATATGCTTCAGTGCTTGAAGAAGCAGTTGAAACAATTAAAGCCGATTTGACAGAGAAGGTAGATGATTACCTGAACTACGTTGTAGAACAGTGGATGGAAGAAAATCAAATCGCTATTGAAAGCGGTCTGCGTTCTGAAATCACAGAAGATTTTATCGCTGGTCTCCGTAATCTGTTTGCAGAAAACTATATCAATGTTCCCGAAGAATCAGTTGATTTGGTAGAAGAGTTGGCCGCTAAAGTCGAAGAACTCGAAACTAAACTCAATGAAGAAATCGAAACAAACATTGTATATAAAAAGGCTTTGACAGAAGCAATTAAAGAACAATTGACAGTAGAAGTATGTGAAGGTTTGACCGCAACTCAAGTAGAAAAAATCAAATCACTCGCAGAGAGTGTGGACTTCTCCACAGAGGAAGAGTTCGTAGAGAAACTTGAAACATTGCGTGAAAACTATTTCCCATCTGGTATCCAGAAAGCGAAAGTGTCACATCTTCATGAGCAATTTGAAGATACGGAAGAGAAGAAAGCGATCCTTGATCCATTTATCTCCGCAGTATCACAAGCGATTTCCAAAACAAAAATTTAAATAAACAAGGAGATATAAATGTATTTATCCGAAGAGAATCAAGCAAAATGGGACTCGGTGATTAATCACCCTGACCTACCTGCTATTAAAGATCCATATCGTAAGGCAGTTACCGCAGTTATCTTGGAAAACCAACTGACAGAAATGCGTAAAGAAGCAGGCATTCTGAACGAAGCAGGTTCGCCAACTAACTTTACTGGTATTGGCGGTTTTGGTGGCGGTGCTGCTGCTGGTGGTCCAGTTGCTGGTTTCGATCCAATCCTTATCAGTTTGGTTCGCCGTTCATTGCCTAATCTGATTGCGTATGACATCTGCGGCGTTCAGCCAATGACTGGTCCTACAGGTCTGATCTTTGCAATGCGTACTAAGTATGCTGGTCAAAGTGGTACCGAAGCATTCTACAACGAAGCAAACACAAACTTTACTGGTGCTAACGGTGTTATCACTGCTGGTTCGATGACCATTTCTGGTAACACAATGGATTATCTGTTTACAGGTAATGCTGCTCCAGGTCAAGCAATGACTACAGGTTCTGCTGAAGCATTAGGTGACGGTGCTGCTGGTAACACATTCCAAGAAATGGCATTCTCGATTGAGAAAGTTACTGTTACTGCTAAGACCCGTGCTTTGAAAGCAGAATATTCAATGGAATTGGCACAAGACTTGAAAGCAGTTCATGGTCTGGATGCTGAAACTGAATTAGCAAACATTTTGTCTGCTGAAATTCTTGCTGAAATTAACCGTGAAGTTATTCGCACAGTCTATATGGTTGCCAAACCTGGCGCACAAGCAGGCACAACCTCTGCTGGTACTTTTAACCTTGATACCGACTCAAACGGTCGTTGGATGGTTGAAAAAATCAAAGGTTTAGCATTCCAAATCGAACGTGAAGCAAATCAAATCGCTAAATTGACTCGTCGTGGTAAAGGTAATGTAATGATCTGCTCGTCAGACGTTGCATCTGCCCTAGCAATGGCTGGTCTGCTCGATTACCAATCTGCTTTGTCTGGTCAAGTATCGTTGACAGTTGATGACACTGGCAATACATTTGCTGGTACAATCTTCGGTCGCATCAAAGTGTACATCGATCCATATGCACAGACCGCTTCGACTTCCGAGTTCGCAGTTGTTGGTTACAAAGGTTCGAATGCTTATGACGCAGGTATCTTCTACTGCCCATACGTTCCGCTCCAAATGGTTCGTGCTGTTGATACTGGCACCTTCCAACCTAAGATCGGATTCAAGACTCGTTACGGCATGGTTTCAAACCCATTTGCCGAAGGTACAAGTCAAGGTCTTGGCGCAATGACTGTTCGTGCGAACAACTACTATCGTGCGTTCCGTATTGCCAACTTGATGTAAATAAAAACCACCATTAAGAGTGGACTTTAGAGAGACACCTACAGGTGTCTCTTTTTTTTGTTTATAAATACACATATGACAGTTCTCAATAGAAATCCATCCAATCCAAATATGCTTCAAGGGAATAAGTTCCAGTTGAACTTTTCTAGGGCACCTAATCTACAATATTTTTCACAGACAATTACACTGCCTGGTCTTTCAACATCTGAGATACCAGTAAACAATCCATTTGTTGAACTGTATGCACCTGGTGAAAAAGCAATCTATGATACTCTAAACATTACTTTTTTGGTAGATGCAGAGATGACAGGTTGGTTAGAAGTGCATGATTGGTTAAGAGGTCTGACATTTCCAACAAACTATGATGAGTACCGCAATTTAAGTCAACAAAATAAATTTACAACTACTGCCGATTCTAAAACACCACAATACGCAGATGCTTCAGTAACTATTCTTTCCGCATCAAACAAACCATATTTTAAATTTACCTTCTTCGATTTGTTTCCAATCTCTATTGGCGGATTCATGTTGTCATCTACCGATACACCAGAGACTATTATTACCTCTGATGCCACATTCAGATTTACCTATTATGATATTGAAAAATTGATTTAAGTGTGATATACTCCTAAGGAGGAGATAAATTATGAGCAAACTTGATGATGTATTGAAGATGTGGGCAGACGATTCCAATATAGATCGCACTGAACCAGGTAAAGCACTGATAGATATTCCCAAACTTCACAGTAAGTATCTTAACATACTCTCGCAGCACCGTCTACTGGTTAAAGATGCTGAGTTTAAATATAACCGAATGAAGAAACTCAAGTGGGAATACTACACAGGCAAATTAGATGATGATGACTTGAAGAAACATGGTTGGGAACCATTTCGATACGCCCTCAAATCCGACATCACTACATACTTAGATGCAGATGAGGATATCAATAAGTACCTAGCATCTAAGATGATGCATGAAGAAGTTGTTGATGTTTGTAATGCCATATTAAAAGAACTGAACAATCGCACATGGGAGTTGAGATCGTTCATTGACTGGGAAAAGTTTATACAAGGTGTCTGATCTCGTTTTATATAAGCAGAATGAAGCATTCATTCGATTCGCATGTGACAAAGGCATAGCACAAGAACTTGCCGACTACTTTACATTCTATGTTCCTGGTTATCAGTTCATGCCAGCATACAAGAATCGACTTTGGGATGGCAAGATAAGACTTGCTGATCTTCGGTCAACAACAATATATCATGGTCTTGTTCCATACATAGAAAAATTTTGCACTGAAAGAAATTATAAGTTAGAGATTGATTCATCAATTAATTCTACTATAGATTTCTCGGTAATGGAAGCAAAAGAATTTATTGCCACACTAAATTTACCTCATGAAGTTCGTGACTACCAATTGAAAGCATTCGTCCACGCAGTTAGAAATAAACGAATGCTATTGCTTTCACCCACAGCATCGGGTAAATCATTAATACAGTACATCATTCTAAGGCACATTCAACGCAGTCATAAAAAAGGTTTGTTAATTGTTCCTACCACATCATTGGTAGAACAAATGTATAAAGACTTTGAAGATTATGGATATGATTCAGAAGAGTATTGTCACAGGCAATACTCAGGTAAAGATAAGACTACTGAAAAGTTTTTGACGATTACAACATGGCAATCCATCTACAAAAATCCACCAGAATACTTTGAGCAGTTTGATTTTGTTCTTGGTGATGAAGCACACCAGTTCAAAGCAAAGTCATTGACAACCATCATGACTGGGCTGACTAAAGCAAAATATCGAATTGGCTGTACAGGTACGATTGATGGCACCAATACACATCGATTAGTATTAGAAGGTTTGTTTGGGCCGCTATTTCAATCTACTACCACTGCTGAACTGATCGAGAAAAAACAGTTAGCAGATTTTAAAATCAAAGCATTGATACTCAAGTATCCAGAAGAAGTGTGTAAAGCATCCCGTGGTTGGGACTATCAAAATGAGATAGAATATATAGTAAAGAGTCAGTATCGAAATGAATTCATTCGTAATCTAACATTGTCATTAGAAGGTAACTCACTTGTATTGTTCCAATTAGTTGAGAGACATGGTAAAGAACTGCATAAAATTATTAAAGAAAAGGCTGGTAATCGCCACGTTTTCTTTGTGTATGGTGGAACAGATGTTGAAGTCCGTGAGCAAGTCCGTGAGATTACAGAGACACAAAATGATGCAATCATCGTTGCCTCTTACGGCACTTTTAGTACCGGCATCAATATACGCCATTTGCATAATGTCGTATTTGCTTCTCCAAGCAAATCAAGAGTAAGGAATTTACAGTCAATAGGTCGTGGTCTTAGAATAG